GATCCTTGAACGGAGTGACGGGGCCGACCATGCGTGACATGGATTCCTTCGTCAACCCTAATTGTTGAAGTATCGTCATTTTTCTCTTCTATTCGTTGGTTATCCGAGTGCTTTCTTGAGGTCGATGAGGGTGCAGTTGTCCCCATCGGCCAGGTGTCGGTTGTCGTCGAGGGTCTTCCGGATGGCTGATTCCAGGTGCTTGATCCGCTCCTTGGCCTCCTCCAATTCCTTGTAGGTCTTCAATCCGTCGATGGTTCGCATTTCTTCGATGGTCATGGTTTGTTCCGTTCCTCCTCCAGAATCGCCAGCATACCGCTTGCGACGCTAGCGTCTGAGCCGTCGTTGAAGAACGCTTTCGACGCTCGATCAATGCGGTCCTCCAGTTGCTTGATCCGATCCTCCCGCTTCCGGACTTCGAGAGCGATTGCGCGGAGTTCGCGGGAGTCGTACCAATATGATCTGTCAGCCACCTCTAGGATTCGTTCTTCAAGTGTCACAGCTTGGCCTCCTTGGCTTTGCGCTGCTGAATCCAGTTGTCGATGGCATTTAGAACAGCGGCATGGATGTTTTCTACGCTCTCCAACCGCTTGATTCGCTCGTTTGCTGCGTTGAGCTGCTGGGTTAGCTCGTCAATCCGTTGCTGTGCGCCCCAACAAGTGCCGTAGCATTGCTCTTGAATTGTCTTTTCGGATTCACTCATGGCTTGTTCTCCTTTGCTCGCTGCCATGCGTTGGCCAGCAACCGATAGTTTGAGTCGGAAATGGTACCGTCCTTCAGCCACTCAAGCAGCTCGTCACCAGTACTATTCATCAGCTTGATCCGGTCTTGCAGGTATTCGACCAGCTCCTTCAGCTCGTTCACATCGGATTGAAGCTCGCGGATCTTTGTGGCCTGTGGGTCGATTGTAGTCACCGTATTCGACGTTGGTATTGTGTAGTCGCTCATTTGCACTCCTTCCATTTGAATTGAGGTTTCCCGTTCTTGTCGGCCACCCACTCTGCATGGCCAGCAGCGACTGCTTCACGCTGTTGTACATCTCTTTGTGCCTCACCTCCGATGAATCCACCCAAGATGATTGATCCAATTATCAGTCCAAACATCAGCGCATATGGGAAATCTAAGTCTCTCACGGCTTCACCTCCTTCTTTCTGCATTTATGGAAGAACGGGAACATGAATCGCCCGATCCAACCTATCAGTTCTCCGCACTTCTGGCAGCAATGGCTTGGATACTTCACGGCTTGGCCTCCTTCTCACTCCACAGCAGCAGATCAGCGCGGAGTGCGTCGTTCTCGGATTCGAGTTGCTTGATCCGATCCTCCCGCTTACGGACTTCGAGAGCGATTGCGCGGAGTTCGCGTGGATGGTTGCAATCGGGAGACTCCGATAGAGTCAGTATTCGTTGTTCAAGACTCACAGCTTGGCCTCCCTCGCTTTGAGCATTGCGTCGGCGTGAGCGTAAGCATCAAGAGACAAGCATTCCAAAAAGTCTGGTTTTCTAATGTTGTACATGGTTTTAGTGCCTTCACTCAAAGCAGACGATATGATTGCTTGCAAAGCCGCCGCCGCGAAGTAGTCGCGGAGGGTCATGCCGTTGTGGTTTATTGCCGGAGTGATTCCGTCCCATTGCGTTGTATGAGGAAACGCCGGTCCGCCGTCGTTGATTGGTTGGTTCATTTCGCTTCCTCCACTACCCCGCACGGGAGCCAGTTCTTACCGCCGTCGATACTGTGTTCACGTTCGTCTAGCCACATATCTCGATCTGCTTGTCCAGATACCCAGCCCAGTAGATGTCGATCTTGTGGCTTATCCTTGAATCGTATCCATGCCCCCAGCGGAACCTCATCCGCAGTCCACGGGCGGAGCTTGGCGGTGGGTTTGATGCGGTAGTCACAGTTATCGAAATCCCAACACGGGTCATCTGTATCGGACCAATCTGGTTTCAAAGACTCTTTGGGATTCCAATGCTTCCCGCACCGCTGGATTTCGTATCCGTCCAAATACGCCTCCATAATTAGGATAGCGGCTCGTGTTTCATTGCGTGTCATTGCTTGTCCTCCACTTGTCGCATCTGCACAAAGTCCAGCCGGTTCTCTTCGTTTATCGCAATGCCCCAGCCGTTACGTCGGCAGGAGAGTTCAATTGCGTTGTAGATTTCATCAGAGGTCTTGTATGGCAGATAAAGGTCAAGAAGCCCCCTGAATGTGATACGGTATTCCTGCTCTTGGTCTTTGGTTTGCTTGCTCATTGCTGCTCCTTTCGCTTGAGATATTCACTGACTGCTTCGTCGGCCACAAACTGTAGCTTGTAGCCCTTCTTGGTTGCGTACTGCTTGAGCCTGAAGTGCGTGTCGTCGCTGACAACAAAGATCTTAGGGGTGGGACGTTTGGGTTTTGTGGGGGTCATTTGGAATCGCTCGTAATGGCTTCGTGAATGACCGCGAATTCCTTGGCGAAGATTTCGTCACGGATCTGGATGGCGATGTCGCGATGCTCCTTCTGCGTACCTTTCGCGCACCTTTGCTCGAAGTAATGAATCCATGAGCGGATGTTGCCGGTCATGTACAAGGTCGTCTGCGTACAGAGCGGGAGAACCATGCGAGCAGTTTCGCGGCTCACACCCTCCTGAAGCAGAGTGCGATACGTCCTGAACGCCAGATCGACCGATTTGGCGACAACCTCATTGGCCCACTCCTGCGGAAACGCATCGCCGCTTCCCTGGCGGTTTACACGGTCCTGAGTGCGGAGTTCAACTGGCTCCGCTGCGTCGCTTGGCGCGTAGCGTTGGCTGAATTCTTGGAAGCAGAAGCTGCGATGGCGCAGGATTTGGGCGGAGATAGCGCGGCTCGTTTGAATCTCGATGGTCATGCTCGCCTGCTCGAAGATGCTCCAATGGCCGTGCTTGATGCAGTAGGCCAATAACTTCGGGGCTGTGAGGAGGCTCATCTGGTTCGACGGATTGCTGACACGGGCGGCGAACGTGATGAAGTCGGAGGCGGTTAGAGTTCCGTCGCCGACAAGGGGTTTTGTGATGGCTACAAGTTTTGTTCTCATGGATACGAATTTTAGGTTGATTGCGAGCGTTATCGCGGAATGCGCTCCCCTCCGTGTTTGAGATGCTTAGAACGGCTTTTCCTCAGTCTCGGCGGCAACCGGGGCGACGGCCTTCATGCCCTTGAGGCGAAGAGTCTTCTTCTTCTCGCCGTTGTACTCGTACTCCTCAAAGCGAGTCGTGATGGCCAACTCCAGACCGATCATCGACTTAAGGAAGTTGGCATAGCTGCCCTTCACGCCGAGGAAGTCAACCTGCGTACCGTCCGGCACGTTGTGGTTAGTGGCGGCGACAAGCTGGTTCACGCGGAACCAAGTGTTCTCCTGATTGAGGAAACGGTCGGTGATGCTGGCACCTTCGCTCGTAGTGAACGTCACCTTGCAGACCTCGCGGCCCTTCGGATCGAGGTTCTCCTCAACCTTGGTGAGAGTGACGGTGTACTCGCCTTCGGCATCGATGTAGCGGCCTCCGGCATCCTTACGGTTTACTTGGAACATAATTGTTAGGTTTCGATTTTGGTTTCAGCTCTCTGACTTATTCAAGACCCACTTTGGGCAAGAAAGGGTTTGGACTGCGGTCGGATAGGCTGGCCAACTGTCCAGTGCTTTGCATTCGTGCAGCAGCGTGATGGCTTTCCTACGCAGGTTCGCACCGGCCTGAAGCCATTCGGCATCCAGCTTGTAGATGCCAACCGCATACGGAGCCTTACGCTCGACCGCTACGAAGATGAAGTTCTCCGCACCTGTCATCTCCAGATAGTGCGCGGCCTGAATGTGGTAGCCGAAGCTAGTCACCGTGCGGCTGAAACCCTCGGGCGTCGCGTCGTCGGTGGTCTTCACATCGACAAGCGTATGATCCTCGACCCACAGATCGGGACGCGCTTTGAGAGGTAGGCCAGTGTCCTCATCTTGAGCGAAGACAGATGCCTCAATCTTGTGATTGAGATGAATGATGTCCCAGAACGGATGGCGGCGGACGCTGTTCGCGACACCCTGCACATCGATGTCTTCGGCGTGAGTCATGTGGATACGGCTCTTATGCGCCTCTTTCCATGCCTTGCCTTCCTTCGTCCTGCCATCGATATCCGGCGGAACGACAGCTACGACCTGCGAGTACAAGTGCGGTTCGAGAACAGCGGTGTGAATCGCCGTACCCATCTGCATAGCCTTCGTCGGCTCCTGATGCTCCTCCAGCGCGGCTTTGTAGTGCGCTGGCGACTTGAGGATCTTGGACATCATGCTTTTCGAGAGAGCGTCAACGGCATGGTACTTCTCAGCAGCCATGTCGAAATTAACGTGGCGGTTTAGAATGCTCATTCGATGGTCGGTTCGGAGAACGCCTTGGCCTTGATCAGGAAACTGTCGCTGTCGGCGATGATCATGTTGGCCACCTTGGTGGATACATCGCGGAAGTTCTGACCTTCCTTGATCAGGTTCTTCGACAGCAAAAACGCATTGGCGATGTCGGAATGTGGCTCAAGAATCTGCTCCAGCTTCTCGACCAGCGAGAAGGCCGGTTCCGGCGTCACATTGACCGTCTGGCGCGTCGTAGCGGTGGGAGCGGGTGTTGGTGGTGACGAAGCAAAGTCAGCGGCCTCCTCTGGGGTATAAACGCCAGCAACAACTTCAGGGGCGAGCATTCGAATAGCCTTCGAGATGCAGCGCGCACGGAGCATTGCGGAAGGGTCTTTAGCCCAGCCACTTCCTGGCTTGGCCGGTAGCAGGCCAGCAATCTTGGCGTCCTCGGTCGTGAATCCGATTTCGCATTCGTTGCCGTCATACTTCCAGACGCCAATCGCAGCGGTCGAATCGAACTGCTTCCAAATGACCTTGCCGCCGCGAGTGCGGTATCCGGCGAGCATCGCATCGGAACGCATCGTCAGGGAGCCGTTCACCAAATGGAACTCTCGCTTGAAGTCGAACGGAGTCTTGCGCGTTGCCAGACATTCAAGGGCAATCATGTTGCCTTGCTCGTCCTTCTGGCAATTGAAGACACCGCTTCGGGCAATCCATGATCCTAGCTCCTTGACTGCTTCAAGGGAGGTTCCGATGCGGGAGTAGAATTCGGAGCTGTCAGGGCTGACAGGCGTCAGGGGCTGCGGTGATGTCGGGACTAGGTTGCTGCTGCTCATTTGTATTCTCGGTTTGTTGTTTTTGTTTTCTTGGTGCGTAGGGGTTCACGGCTCCGGTCATCGCTCGACTCTCAAGAATCGCCGCGATGTCGGCTTCGGTGAACAAAATGCGTCGGCCAATTCTCCGGTGCTGGATGCCATCGGTGCGAACGATCCGCCGAAGCGTCTCGGTGCAGATTTGCAGCATCTTTGCCGTGTCTTTGGCAGTGAAGACTTTCATGAAAGGGAGATGGCAACTGGATGTTCAATCAGGGGAGAAAATCCAATACCCCGTAGCAGGCTTTCCCTGCTCTCTATTTCCAGTTGCCAAAAATTGGTCATCGTTGCGGACGTAGTGTTGCAGTTGTCTGGAGTCGTGTCAACGGCGAGTTGAAGATTTTTTCAGGACCAAGCCGCATCGACCGCAGACTTCATGCTGTGATTCGTCGTATCAAGGGTTTTCCGAGCCTCAAATGCCCAATTAGTCTCAGTCGAATCGCTCGAATCTTCGCCGGAATCACGGTTGGCCAACTTCTTGTTCAGCCTCTTGATTTCCTTCACAGCCTTCTTTAGCTCCGAGTCCATCGCCACCACGCGACGTTGAAGGGTGCGAAGCTCGACGATGAACATGCTGTCCTTCGAATCGTTGTCGGCAGGCACCCAGTCGCAACCCTTCCACATCCGATGGATGGCATCGAAGACCAAGACCTTCGACTTGGGATGCCGCATCGAATTGAACGCTCGTATCGCTCGACCCATGTCGCAGCGCATGTTCTCAGCAATGTGGGCCAGGACCTGCGAGCGGTTAGGGTCTGCATCGTGATGCAGCGGCTCCATCAATCGGAACATGCTGCGGTGTGTTGCTCCATTCTCTAAGTAACTCATAGGAACTTGTAAATACCTCTCCTTTTTGTTCGCGTCAACTAACTTCTGTGCGGTACCACTTTCACTTCGTCAAAAGTTAGCATAGATCCTACTACCTCCCCTATTAGGGAGTACTAACTCCCTATAAATAGGGAGCTTGAATTCCGCTTTCGCTGCTTCGCTTTTTACCCCCGCCTTGAACGGCGGTGGCGCGAGCAGCGGCGGAATTCCCCCTCGAACGCCGCTCGAACGCTCTAAATCAGGTTTTGAACGAATGCTAGAATGCCCCGCGCTGCGCCGGAAATGGCCCGTAGAGCGTTCGGAGGTGCGAAAGTGTGTTCGGCTACGTCCATGAGCTTTAAACGGCATTTGAACGTGGTCGTCCAAATCTGGGTTTTGAAGGTTGCAGGTTTGGTTTTGAAGGCTCATAATTTGAACATGAAGCAGATAAGTGCCAAAGACGTACTTTTTAGCCAGAGTGAAATCGAAAAACTCAAGAATTGGGTGCCGTCTGACTTTAGGTTTGGAAGCTGGTCGAGTTGTTTTTACTGCGGAACTTCTCCAACCGATCAAGAGCATGTGATTCCATTTTCAATGCTGACTTTGCAAAAGCGAACGGATGCGTCAGCTAACTTCGGCCCCCGCACTCCAGCGTGCCATGAGTGCAATTTGATTCTTTCAAATTTCTTTTTTGATTCACTTTCTGAAAGGTGTGAATACGCGAACAAAAGATTGAGAAGGCGTTATTCGAAGCTCTTGCATATGGAGACATGGCAGCAATGGGAGTTGGATGAGGTTAAGGGAAAGCTCAGGGGTTATGTTTTAAGCAAACAGGCAGAGCGTGGAATCGCGGTTGATCGAGTTTCTTGGCAGTTCAAAGAAGAGTTCACAAAACTCTTCGAGGAGGCTTATCAGTCAGCAAAGTCTGAGTTTCCTGGCAACGAAGAGTTTCAGAACTTCATGAAGCCTAAGTGGCTTTAGGCTTCTCACTTGGTCCGCTCCGCTACCGGATAAACATCGTAATCCTCCGCCATCTCGAACGGCACGACGCGAATCCGGCCTTGCGTGTACTCGCCGGGGTTTAGTTCCTTGGCCGCTCGATCCGCCTCCTTGCGCGAGGAGAATTCGACCGTCTCGAATCGGACCACTCGCTCCTTCAGATCGGACCAGCCAATCGCGCCGCTGATTTGGATCTTGAACTTGGGCGGTGCGAATTGATTGCGGATCATTGGCACCCTCCCTTTCGGATTATCGAGCAAACCGTCTCCGCATCGTCGATCAGCATTCTCCGCCGATTATCGCCATCGCTCGTCGTGTCGCGGTACATCCGCGCATAGAAAAGCGAGTCCTCCAGTATTGTTGCCGCGCAATCAGCGTTGCGGAGCCGCATCGCCGCCTCGCGGAGCATTGGTGAATGCATCATGTGCGCGAGTGATTCGAGATTCTCGATCAACTCCTGAATCGGCATCGTACTAGCCTGCACAAGGACCTTTTCGGAAAGGTTTTGGTAGAATTGTTTGCGGTCGATCATTGCAGTGTCTCCGGTTCGCCGGTTTGAACCAATTTGTCGCCAATCTCGCGTTCGATGATCAATTCAAGGATTTGATTGCCGTCCGCGTCTATGAGGGAGCAGATATGCCGGTCGTCGTCGTAGATCGAGAGCGGGGTGACTCCTGGCGTCTCGCATTCGCCGGTTATGATCGCGTTGAATAGATCGACAATCGTCTGGGCGTTGGTTTTGGACTGAATGGTTAGTTTCATTGGTTTCTGTTGTTTTACCGTCCGGTGAAAGCGGGGTTTTTACTGTCGAGTTTCGTTTCGAGTCGCAACTGTCAGGGATTCTTTGGCGGTTTGTTTCTCAAGCTCGCGCATGACCCGGCGGCCATAGGCGCGCGTGGACGATCTTTTAAGGGCTTTTGGCCCACCTTGCCAGAGTCGAGCTAAAGATTCGTCGCTGAGATTGCGTCCGTAATGCGAGAAATAGGACTCCGCGATGAAGATTGAGACAGCGCGATTCGTGACTTGGTTGTGCGCGTAATGCGTTCCCATGATCCGATTCACGTCGCGGACCATGATCGATTTGATTTGGAGCGCGCCGAGTTCGCCGTGTTTGCCGCGCGCTTGGTCGTTTCCGCTCGATTCGACTTGGATGAGAGCGGATAAGAGCAATGGATGCATGATATGATTCGGTTTTGCGGTTTATTCGTGGGATTTGATGATTTCACGAACCACACGACCGCCGAATCGTTTGACCAGTCGATGCGCGTCGCGCTTGGCGTTTCGACCTTGGAACGTATACTCGCTTTTTCGGAATTTGCCGTAGAAGGCCGTCCAGCAGTAGACTTTCATAGCTGGCCTTTCGCTTTCTTAATGACCTCGCGCGCGTAGTCTAGGTCGTCGTCGTCGGCCATTGGATGCGCCAGGCGTTCTAGCGCGGAGAGAAGATCGGGGGCGGATGCGATTAAATGGGCGGCGGTAGGGTCGAAAGTCTTCGCGTAATGGTTTCCCTGATTCGTGATGATGACGAAAAAGTCGTCAGATTGCGTGATTTTGAGCGGGAAAGGTCCGGGAGTGTGGGATTTCATTGGGTTTTCAGGCTTTGGTGGTGGTGTATTCCGACGCGAAACGAAGGCCTTCGGCGCGGCCTGATTCGGAACCGCCCAGGACGATTGATTCGCACGCGGAGTCGCTCAATTGATTCGACCAGGCGTTCCAATGTTCGCGCGCGTCGCAGTGCGGGATGCCGCAATCGCGATGGAGGATATGCGCGAAGGCGGCGAAAAAGTCGTTTCGGACCTCGCTGACCTGCTCGTCCATTCCGATTTCACGCATCAAATCAGCCTCCAGGCGCGTCAGGCGCATGCTCGGGAGAATGCGTTCCACGACAAACACCTGCGCGTCGGCCCATAGTTCCGGTCCGGCATTGGTGCGGATGTACAGGCTGAGGTCATCGAAAAGATAGAAGCGAGTAGCGTCCGGTCGTGGGTCATCTTGAAAAGTTTCGCGCAGATTATCGGCGAACGGTTCGAAAGAGACTTCGATCAATTGCTGCTCCTCGTCCGTTAGGCGCGCGTCCATGCGGTAGTTATGGTGCAGGTACGCGCGGACGGATTGCGGTAGGTCGTGCGCGTCAAATGCGCGGATTGCAGGGTCGAAGAATTGGATTTCGCGGATGATTTCGTGAATGGTTTTCATTGGATTAATTGCTGCGGATAGATTGGCCTACCCTTTCGCACCAGGCTTTCGGCATGATGCGCGTAGGATGGGTCAACGGTCAGCTTAGGAAAACATGCGCCATCGAACCGTCGGGGAGCGAACCGCTTACGAAAGTGCGGTTCCAAAAATTGGTTTCGCGGGGCCTGCCTTTGGCCGAATCTTCATCTAGGAAACGAGTCACAAGCGCGAGAACTGCCGCGCGGTGGGTTTCGTCGCCTGTCAATTCGTGCGGGAATGGAATCACGATAGAACCGCGCGCACACTTTGCTTTAATGCGTGAACCGTTGCTATCGGTTGCGGGAAGATATTTTGTGTGGATTGCCTGCATGATGGTTTTGATTTGATGGTTTAGGATAGGTTGAAATGCGCGCGAAAGTCCGCGTAGTCGTAACACAAGTCCGTCGCGAAGCGGTACACGCCAATGTCCTCCGCCCCGTCCGCGCGTCTGATCGTGACGAACTGCCACTTTTCAGAATGCATCAGGAACGGCTCTTCGAAGGCGCGCGCGCGTAGGAATTCGACAAGTTTCATTCGAAAGATCCTTTCAAATACAGAAACTCCCGACGTGTTTCCTTAGAGTCAAACTCCGGCCGCAGGGTGACGGTCTTTCCGTCGCGAAAGGCTATCGTTGCCCCGTTATTCCTGCGCGCGCCCCATTGATTGAATAGGCGCGAAAAGTCGACGGCCGATTCTATCGTTTCAAATGTCCAGGTTGTCATATGGTGTTTTATTCGTTGGGTTTTGAGACTTAGAAAGTGCAGCAGCCGCAGCACGGTGCGTCTTCACAACGGCCGCGCGCATTGCGGGTGCCAGTCCATCCGGAGGATAGTTTGACGCAAACCAGGCCGGATTCTTCCGGCATGTTTCCGGTGCAAGCGTTGCAGTCTATGCGCCAGACACGGCCGCGCTTGGTGACGGTGCCAAGGCCGCTTGGGACGTATTCGTGACATTGGACACATTGTCCGGGATATCGGTTTGTCATTGGATTGATGGATTGAGTTTTGATTGAGACTAAAGACACGTTGCAACCTACGCTTTCGCATAGGCTGACACGTTGCTTTAGTTTCCGGCCGTGATTTTTTGGACGCGCTTTGCACCCGTTCCATGCGGTTTGAATCCGACAATGAACCCACGGTTTCCTTTCGCGCATAGGCGGCACGTATTGCAGGAAATACCGTCAACGCGTTGTGCGGGGCAGATGACCACGCGGTTTCCGTCGGGTGTCGTGAAACGGTCCGCGCTGTCTTGTGGGACAACGGCCGCAACCGGTAAACCCAGCTTAGCTAAGGTGTCGGCATGTGAAACGGAGTTTGCTGAAAGGTTCACGACAAAACCGGCCGCGTTTGCTGCGCGCAGGGCCGATAGGTTGTCGGGTGTCAATGGCTTGTGGGTGTATGTGAAACCGCGTTTGCCGGTGTTTGCTTCCGTCAATTGCGAAAGAGCGGTTGCGTCAATTGAATCTCCGACACCCGGTAAATCTCCGGCCTGATTGTGACGCCACAATTGTCCGGCCGGAAAGGAACGGACCTTAGACAGGAAGGAAGACCAGTCAAAACCGCGCTGTCCGTTTGTCACTTTTGACCAGTGAAGCGCAAGCGGACCGGAGTCCGCATAGCAACCGTTCGCTTTGAAAGGGCAAGCGTCGGAACAAGTGCAAGCGGACGAAGTAGACACCGGAATTGGTCCGGTTTTCGCGTTGGACGATTTGAGGGTTAAATGGACTTTCATTGGTGATTGGATTGAGGGTTAGAATTGAGAGGCGAAGAAAAGGAAGTAAAAGGCGTACCCTAGGACAGCGTATGTGATGCAAAGGGCTAGGAAGGAAGAGAGTTTGCGGAGCGCGGATTTCATTGCTGCGGACAGACTAGAGTGGACGTGGTGGGGAGTCAAAACTTTTCTTGAAATATTTTGAGAGAGGGGCGAAAGGGGCGGATTTGCTGGGGAAAACGCGCTTGTCGTCAGCCTGTCGTCAGCGCGCTTGTCGGCCCGTCAGGCCGTCTGTACGTTCCCGACAGATGAAATTGACAGATGACCAATGGAAAACGGCGCGCGGCCTGTACTTGGCAGGAAGCGACTGGGGAACTATTGCGGACAAACTAGGGGCGAAGAAAGCGACTTTACAGAAACGGGCAGAGAGAGAAGGGCTGACGAAATTGAGGCGGGAGGCGAAATCTATTTCTCTTACAGAAATTTCTGTAAAGACAGAAAAGAGCTTAGAAGCGCTCTCTGCTCTAGTGCGTTCGAAACTGGCAGCTGATGCCGCTAGCACGCTCGAGCGCATCGAATCTTACGACTTGGACGGCATCAAAGATGAATCAACACGGGAGCAGATACTCGGTTCCGTCGCCAAGCGGAGCGCGCTGGTCTTCGGATGGAGCGAACAAGGCGAAGCGGCGTCCGTTTCGATCAATCTGTTGGGGTCGATGCCGGATCGAATCTCGGAGATTCAAGTCACGGGAGAATCCGATTCGAAGTAAATATAACACACCTTGTGCGTCGCAAGCGGACTGATGATCTAGATTAGGCTGTCTAATGGACAGAAAGTCTATCGGGACACCAAAGAATCCTTTTCTGGCGGCAGAATCGGCGGCAGACTGGCGGAGGCCCGGCCCCTTTGCGGGTGGGCTTCGTTTACGATACCCCCCTCAAAAATTTTCCACCTTTTTGACCATGATAAACAAAATCAAAATCGGTCAAACTGTATCTTTATCCTATGCAGAACGTAAGCTCGCTCATTTTTTGGCAAAGCATAGGAACGGTAGCAATCGTTCGTTCAACAAGGCGAACTTGAAGATCAGTTCGGAGGACGCGCATACGGTTGATTTGGAGGGAATGTGCGGCGAGATAGCGTTCTGTAAGTTGTTCAACGTGTATCCTGATCTGGATACCGACCGCGATCCTCCGCATCCGCTCTACGACGCGGTTATCCCGCCTCCGCCGGGATTCCGCATCGATATCAAAACGACCAAGTACGACACCGGCAAGCTGCTGGTTGATGCGCGCAAAGGCAGGAAGACCGAAGGCGTGGATTTCTACGCGCTGATGACCGGGAGCTTTCCAGGTCCGTACACATTCAGAGGCTTCATTGCGCGGGAACAGATCATCCAGCCACACAAACTTGGCCTACTCTGCGGCTACAAAAGCTACATGGCGGAGCAGTCGGAGCTGACCGATGAACTTCCCGATCCTCCACTATTCTGATTGACATTACGACCATTCATATGCGTCAGTCCGCTCATCGACCCTAAGCAAGGCGGCGGCTTGGTCAGCCATCGCAAAACTGTCTAAGCGGCAATGACGCTCCGCAAAGGAGGTAGGATTATCAGCCACCGTGTGGTGGAATTGATGGCCTACCATAACGCAGATAACGTCGGTTGAAATTTTACTCATCATGTCTTGTCCCAATGTCTTTAACGCCTTCGCGGTGGCTACCGAGTCGCTCGCGCAGGACGTTTACAAACGCGCCTCGTACCGTTCGATGTGGCTCAACCTCATTGAGCGCGGCGAATACCCACAAGGTACCGGTCTGACCCAGACCTCGTTCACCACGACCTCCATCGAGCCGACTGCGGCTGAAGAGTGGTCGGCCATCACCCTCGCGTCCGGCAACCCCGGCGATAACGGTGGTGCTTGCGATGTCACCTACAATGACGTTCCGGTCGGCTATAACGCTGTCACCTGGGGTCCTGAGCGTTTCGCCCTTAAAGGTCCACTCCTGTGTAAGGACGATCTGACCTTCGACCATCGCGTCGAGGCGTTCCTCCGCGTGTACCTTGAGAAGCTGTCCATTCGCGCGCAGCGTTCTTGGGAGACTCGCTATCAGAACATGTTCGCCAAGTACGCCATCAAGGCGGTGGCCGACTCGTCCTTCACTCAGGTGGAGACGATTCCGTCTGGTGTGAACGAGCTGCCCTGGATTCAGACCGGCTCCGTTGGTCAGTCGTTGAATCAGGCTACCTCCGAGCTGACGCAGGAGATGCTCGATGTCGCCGCCGCCACGCTGATCCGCAATGGCGCGACGAATCCTGATAGCTCCGGCTTCATCAGCTTCTCCAGCGACGGCCCGGTGTTCCCGCTCTACATCGGCATGGAGGCCAGCCAGCGTATCGCTCAGAACAATGCCGCGCTGCGCGAGGATCTGCGTTTCGCCGATATGGGTTCTGGTCCGGGTGCTGAGCTGCTCAAGCGGATTGGCGCGAATCGGGTCATCAAGAACTTCCGCCATATCCCGAATCTGTTCCCGCCCCGCTTCAGCTATGCTGGCGGCAAGTACACGCTCATCCAGCCCTTCACCAGCACCTCCGGCACGAAGGGTACTGTGTTCAGCGTCAACCCGAGCTGGACGACCGCCCTGTACGAGGGTGCGTTCGTGCCGACTCCGTACGTCATCAAGAGCCATATCGTTCGCCCCGTGAACCGTGTTGGTGACTTGAGCTGGCAGCCGACCAACTACATGGGCGAGTGGCAGTGGGTGACTGGTGCCTACAAGCTCGATGTGGATTGCGCCGATCCTCTGGAGAAGAAGGGTCAGCACTACGCTGAGTTCGTTCATGCCGTGGAGCCAGTGTTCACCAATCAAGGAATGACGATTATCTTCCGTCGTTGCACAGGCTCGCTGACACAGATCATTTGTAGCTGAAAAGCCCAGTAAATACGCGAGAATCCGCAGGTCGAAAGGCTTGCGGATTTTTTGTTGCCACGTTCAGTCGATGCGTCTATTTTTACATCGCATGGAACAATATGAACCAAAACGTGGCGACGTACGCGAATCGGATGGAATGGTCTGCTGGGGTTACACCTGGAAAGATCCGCAGGGAAACAAGCGGTATCAGTGGTTAACGCCCGAGCGTTTCGCCGAAAAGATGGCCGCTGATAAGGAGAGGTTGGCCAAGTACACAGCCGACAACGCTGAGAAAATCCGCGTGAAGCAGGCTGAAAAGTATCTCAAGAATGCGGAGTATTACAAAGCAGCGGCTAGGGGATATTACGCGAACAATAGGGAAAAAATGCGTGAGATTCACAAAAAGTACCAAAAGGAAAACGCCGAGCATCTGAAGAAGCAAAAGAACGAGTACCGCGCCGCGAATCGCGAGAAAACAAGAGCTTGGGCCAGAAAGTACGGCAAAGTTCATCGCGCAAAGCTGACGGAGAAACTCCGCGAGAAACGTCGCTCAGATCCGATATTCCGACTGAAGGACGCAATTCGCGGTTCAATCCGTGCGTATCTTGGAAGCAAGAAGACCCGTCGCGGATCTACCTTCGAGATTGTCGGCTGCACTCCCGATTTCCTGCGCGAGCATTTGGAGAGGCAGTTTAAGCCCGGAATGACTTGGGATAATTACGGCTCGCACTGGCATGTTGATCATCGCATACCGTTGGCCAGCGGTCGTACTTCCGATGAGGTAAAAGGCTTGAGTCACTGGACCAATCTTCAGCCATTGGAAGCGTTGGAGAACCTCATTAAGAGCGACAAGGTTCCGCAGTCGGTAATGCCTTGACATCGCACCTCATAATCTGATGCTCCCCGTATGCCGAGTTTTACTCTCCCCGAAGGCGTTGAGATTCCCGAGAATTTGAAGGAAGGCGAAGCGTTCCAGACGATGGCGACGATTGTCCTCGGCAAGAACGGCAAGGCTGAGTTCATCGAGATTGATGGCATGGCTATCCCCGGCTACGAGAAGAAGTCGAAGGGCAAGAAGATGGCCGAGCGTGGCTATGAGGAGGAGGAGGGCGAGGAGATGGAATCCGAGGGCGGCGGCGGTTTCATCGCCGAGGTGATGCAGCGCGGTCGTGGCGGCCCGATGGCCTAACCAATAGGAAAACGATATGGCGATTATCACATGCGATGAGGCGGAGACGCTGATCAATGAGGCGGCATCGCTTGGATGTCGTTCTCCGTGGGAGGTCGAGCTGGCCAAGCTCGCGCTAGAGAATCGCATCGCGACGTATCTTCAGGGTGGCGGCGCGACGCGCGGCGCATACCGGAGCGTTACGACGACCGGCAATGTGGTGAGCGGAGATTATCTGCTCATCTGCGATGCCGCCGCTGGCGCGATTACGATGACCTTGCCGCCTGCCGCTCTGGTTCCGGGTCGTATCTACGCTTTCAAGCGCATCAACAGCGGCGCGAATGCGGTCATTGTTGATGGCTACGCGAGCGAGACGATTGACGGCGCGGCGACTCACACGCTGACTCCTCAATGGAATGCTTTGACGATCATGTCAAACGGTGTCGCTTGGTTCATCTTGGCCGATCATTGATATGGCAAACATCTCCTGCGAACAAGCGGCGGCATTGATTGCGGAGGCGTATGGCGCGTCCTGCAAGAGCAACCGCGAGAAGAACCTGCTGGAGATTGGCCTACTCTGGGAGGCGGCGACGCTTGGCGGCAATGCCGATATCACGGCGGACAACACGGTGATAAGTGCGGACAGCACGATCATCACGGCGGACATGACCGAGTTTTTCTAAGACCGAAAGAAACCCCTTACATAGATTATGGCACAGCAAACGATTAACGTAGGCGCAGCTCCGAATGACGGAACGGGAACGCCGCTGCGTACGGCATTCCAGTACACGAACAGCAACTTCAGCGAGCTGTACACGGCTGTCGGGCCGAGCGGCAATAACATCGTCGTACCGGGAAACGCCACCATCACCGGCGATCTGACGGTGGATACGAACGTGTTGAAGGTGGACACGACGCTCAATCGGGTGGGTATTGGGACGGCGACACCTGTCAGTTCTTTGCAGGTACTTGACGGTGATATCACTGTAACCACGGGAGGTTCGTTTTCTGGTTTTAACGGAACGCGACAGACTGTTCCGTCGAGTGTCGGTACACAGTTGAGCCGACTCCATTTCTCCGCATACAGCACCGGAACAACTTATGTTCAAGGTGCGTCAATTCAATCGTATTCCGATGCTGCATGGTCAGCTTCAAGCGCACCTGCGTATTTGGCGTTTTATACAACCCCGTCTGCAAGCGTCACGCTGTCTGAGCGTTATCGCATCGCTTCCGACGGTGTAGCCACTTGGTCGAACGTCGGCGGAGTCGCTGGCACCGCCATGACCCTCAACTCCACGGGGCTGGGCGTGGGGGTTACGCCGAGTGCGTGGCTTGCTGCTGTAAAAGCAATCGACATTGGTTCAAATGCTCTCGCTGCTTACAGCGGCGGTATCACCCATAACGCTTACTTCGACAACACTGATTCGCGTTGGGAATACAAAGGAACCGGAGCCGCTACATTCTACAGCGTCCAAGGAGGGCTTCACTCTTGGTACGTTGCGGCTTCTGGAACTGCAAACGTCGCAATTACGACGTTCTCATCGGCAGCGATGACGCTCGACGCGAGCGGGAATCTGTTGGTGACTAAAACGTCGCCCAACGCCACCGTCGTTGGATTCCAAGCTACATCGACTGGTGAAACGTCATCGACGATGGCCAGCGCAGTGTCGGCTCAAAGCACATTTAACGTGTATTCCACCGGAGCCGCTGCCTATCGGTTCTACGTTGGAATGAACGGAACGATCAATGCCACTAACACGACTATCGCGGCAATCTCCGATCAGCGACTGAAGGAAAACATTCAAGACATCGACGTTGGACTCGGCGCGATTCTCGCTCTAAAGCCGCGCAAGTTCGATTGGAAGGCCGGTAAGGGTAAGGACATCAAAGGCGATCGTGGTTTCATCGCTCAGGAGTTTGAGCAGGTGTTCCCGAACCTCATCGACGAGTGGAAAGATCCTGCTCCTGAAGGCGAAGCTCCCTACAAGTCCGTTCGCCAAGACCTTATTCCTGTGCTGGTGAAAGCCATTCAGGAACTGGCCGCTGAAGTCAACGCTCTGAAGAACGCCTAATATGAACATCTCCATTGTCTGGATCATCGAACGCCTTCTCGTTAAGCCGACCGAAGGCAGTCTCACGGACGTTGTGATTACCGCCGACTGGCGATGCAACGGCACGCAGGAATCGTTCAGCGGAACTTGTTACGGCTCGTGCAGCTTCGCTCCTCCGAGTGGCTCGTTCACTCCTTACGAAGACCTCACGCAGGAACAGGTCTTGAGCTGGTGCTACGCCAACGGAGTCGATCAGAGCGCGATTGAGGCGAACGTCTCGCTCCAGATCCAGAACCAGATCGACCCGCCGGTGGTGAGTTTGCCGCTGCCGTGGGTGCCGCCGGTGCCGCCGCCCGAGCCTGAGATGATCGTGCCTCCGATGTTGCCTCAGGTGGAGCCGGTTTTGGTTGCCAGCGATTCGTCTGTCTCCGATGCTTCGGCGGCATGATTAAAATTGAGCTGACCATCGAACAAGTTAACAGCCTCCTGCAACTCATCGATATCTCGATCAAAGCTGGCGGTTTTCAGAACGCAAAGGTTGGAGTACCTCTGGCCGACCTGATTCTGGAAGCCGCCAAGTCCTCGCAGCAGATCGAAATCGCTAAGTAGAAAATCATCCCATGACTGAATCCCACTTCATGCGAGACATGTTTGCCGCTGCTAGTGGGCCAGTTATCGGAATACTCGGGAACGCGGTTTTCTCAGACCCGAACCTCAAGACGGCATCGCTCGCGTTCGGTGCCGTCACTGCTTTTATCGTCTGCCTATCCAAGGCCATCGACCTGTATCGAAAGTTCAAATGAACCCCAATCTTACCTCTCTCATTCGCCATCTTCTCTCCGCCGCTGGTGGCTTCCTCGTCGCCAAAGGCTTGGCTAGTGCCGATCAAGTCGCTGAACTTGCCGGTGCTACCGTGAGCATCATTGGCGTCGCTTGGTCGATCTTCAATAACAAGAAGGCGGCGAAGTCTGACGCTCCGAAAGCTGAATGAACTTTCTGGCCGACTTGGTGATGAAGCTGGTCATCTGGCTTCATGCGCTGACGAAGCAGGATGTCTCAAGTGAAGACGCCAAGAAACAACCGGATCTTAAGCGCGGTCTTCTGGATCGTGTTCGCCAGCATGAGCATGAGCTGCGCGAGCCGAGTGATTTACGTCCCCCACGGTGAGCCTGTACGCCTCGCTGAGAGCGTTAAGGCCAAGGTCTGGACTGTTGACGCCAGCGGCAAAACGGTGCGTAGTAAGAACCGAATTACCATCCATGACGGTTGGTATGCACTGCCAAAGGAGTAAATGAGCCATAACGCACCTTACAAAGGTTCACCGCCTCTCTCACGACCTAGCGGAAGCGGACCTTACAAACAGTCGCCGCCTCCCAAGCCGCCTGTTCGGCCTCAGCCAAAGCCGGTTCCGAGCGGAAGCGGTCCTTACCGCAAATAATTCAAAGCAAAATCCCCCGGTGGCTTCGAAACCATCGGGGGATATTTGTTTCCAGCGCAGCGGCTCAGCGTCCTAACGACTTCAGAACGCTCGCAACGAAGTCCTCGCTCTTGGCGTTGTTCGTGTTGGCAGGACGAGAACCACCGCTGACAGCCTTCGAGCTAACTCCCGGCTCGCTGCCACGGTACTTCGCCAGTTCGGCTTGTAGGCGTTTGTTTACCTCAACCTGAGAATAGAGAAGCTCGCGGTACTTCGGTGCGGCAGCGGCCCAAAGAGCGGCCTTGGCGAGGTCTTCTTCGCTGTTCTCTCCGTTGAAGATCTGCTGCGCGAGGCTGAGACGCTGGTTCAGCTCACCATTCCATTCCTCATCGCCCTCACGCGGCTCGAATATTTCAAGAGCGCGAGCATTCTCGCTCACCTTCGCCCAGGTCTTACTGGCCGACTCCAATGCAGCCTTCGTCCCCTGCTCGTTGTCCTGCTGATACTTCGAGATGATGGCGTCGTAATCGGACTTAGCCTCGGACATCTCCGCCGCTTTCTCGCCGTTAATCTCGTCGTAGCGAACGATCAGCGCGCCGAGCTTGGCTTTCTTGGACGGCGAAAGACCGTCAACGATGTCGTCGATCTGCGAGTTGCGGTAATCGCTCTCGGGCGACTTGAGTAGGCCAACAAGCCGTTCTCCATCGGTGCCGACAAGACCCTTCACCGATTCAAAGACGCCATTGATCTTGCCCTCATACTTCTTAACGAACTCAGGGTGACGCTCGATGTCGAGCAATCGAACACGCTCAGAAAGCGCGTCACGCTCCTCCTGCAAGGTCTTGAGCTGCGACTCAAAGTTCGGATTAGCGGTCTTGCCAGCTTTAAGCTCGTCCAGTTGCTTGGCCAACTGCGCCTTCTCCTCCTTGATCTTGCGGAACGCGTCAGCGGCCTTCGTAGACTTGATTGTCTCGGGGATATCGGAATCAGCGTCCGTAGAAGTCGGAACCTCGGCGGCGGCGGTAGCCTGCTTCTTTGAAGAACCAAACAAACGCTCGATGTCCTTCTCGGACTTGCTGGTTGGCTTGGTCGTTTCGGATGCCGCAGGCGTTGCAGCTTTCTTAGGCTCCTCGGTAACCGGAGTCGATATGCCCTCATCGGCTTCGGCTCCCATGCGATTGAATGCGTCGAGAATCGAATTGCCAAAATCAGGCTGCGACGCCGGATTGGTCAGCGGAGAGTTCAGTGGTACGTCCATAATTTGTTAATATTGTTTTTCGAAGGTTGCTTCAGGTTCCTTAGTTGTTTCATTCACCGACAATTTTCGAAGGTTTTCAAGACAATGCGCGTAGCCAGCGGTTACACCGGCAGCGAAAATAATGTCTGATTCCTTCGCTCCATGAGACGGCATTGGCACCGGCATGGATTCAGCGACGATACGGATTGCCATGCGTAAGAGCGGAGTCTGCAACAGCTTAGAGAATTCGGCACTCTCACCGCTGGTCATCCACTCCGCCATATTTACCTCAGGCAGATTCTTCAGGTCCGATTTCTGGGTCTTCGTTGAGCCTTTCAGCCAATTTATCATACTTTGTCTTCTTGTTTCGTTTCAGTTTATGCCTCTGCGGAATCGGGTCGAGAACCTCGTCTAGCTTGATCGGTTTCTCAAGCGTGACGACATCGCGTTTAGGTCGAATCACCTTTGTCACCTCCAGCATGTCGGCCAATGGCAGCTTGATGTATCCGCAATCAACGTCGTTGATGCCGTACGAGACGACAAAATGACTCTTCGCGCTGTCGTAGAACGCTCCGCACGGGAATACGACAGCAGGCAATCCCGGCCACCAGTCCTGCTGATTCGTGCCGGTGAGAAGCGGCAGCGTCGTCATGCGGACGATGCGGAACGGAGCCTTAGACTCGAAGGCGTACGCACCCATGTAGTAGCGACGCTTCTTGTTGATCCACGGCAATGAGCTGTGGAAGAAGGTCCAGTACAAGCCATCGACCAGAATGGGGTTGGAGCCGCCGCGCACCTCGCCAAATTTCCAGAGCGGATTGAACTCGTCGGTGACGTACTCCGCTTCCTTCTCAAGACGCCCATTAAGGCGCACTACGACATGAGGATTGGCCGAATACACCATGTGTGGCGTGTTATCGTGGACGAAGTAGAGCCAGTTCTTCTCATGGCCATCGTTCACCATCGCCTGCGCGTAGTTGTTGCCGTAGATCGGGTCGAATCGGGCGACGTTCAGGAACTGCTTGTCCAAGACGAACATCGCCTGATGCGCGTAACTCTTGAACGGCACAAATGTGCAGCAGCTTAGTCCGTACTTGTCGCCGAACTTGACCACTCGCGGATCTTCGAACTGCTCGCCTGGAATGTGCGAGGTGAGGTTGATCAACGCTTTTTTGATGGCCCCAAGATCCTTGGTCAGCTCGAAGACAACGATGTCGTTCTTCTCAAGGTAAACGTCCTCATCCTTCTCGCGCTTATTGCGGCAACGTCGGGCGAAAAGAAGGATCTGACCGCTCGGTTCCTGAACGATTGCAGGGTTGAAATAGTAGGTTCCAACCTCCTCAGGAAGCGTGATTTTACCAACCTCCCAGTCGCATTGTTCGGCCAGCTTGGGTACGTCGTTTTTTGCGTAGCTCATTAGAAACTCGGCTGCGAATTTGATTTCGTCGTAGAGAGCAAGCCAATGATCGCGCTCCTCGCGGACCTCGGTCAGATGCTCCTCGTGTTCTTTGGTTCGAATCTCAAGTGTCTTCTGCAAATCCTCGATCTGCATCAGCAAATCGGCCTGACCATCACCGCCATTTGCAAATCGTTTGAGAGCTTTAAGAGACAGTTCTCGGATGATGTCTTTCATTATGGATACAATTTTGTGTTCTCCTGCGTCGCGAGCCTCGGAAGAATCCCGTAAAAGTTCATCCTAGGCATCGAATCGACCAGCATCTGGATGTCGATTGGACCCCAAACCTTCTGGTTCGTTTCGAGGAGTTTGCAGACACCTTCGTAATTTACAAGGTAAGCATGCGTACACATGCCGCGAACGAGCTTGTAAAGGTTCGACGCGATGTAGCCGTGGTCTTCAATCGGGTCGGCGCAGCAGCTTCCGATGTAGACGACATGCCAATCGCTCGGGAGATAGTCCAGATTGTCGGCCAGCTTTGCCTTCCAGTCGGAGCATGTGAACTCAACGTCATCCTCGACGATGAGGAATGTGCGATGATCGGTTATCTTCGACTCAACCATCCACTTGATGGCCGACCAGACAGAGAAATGGCTGAGTCCGGCGACGATTGTTTTGACTTTCGCCTTCTCCTTCTCGCGTGTGTGGTAGTAATCGGTCGATATGCCGCAGTTCTCAGCCCTGAATCCGTACATCGGAACCGCATCGATTCCGAATGACTTCATGTAGCGAATGCAGCGTCGCTCCTTCTCGCTCTCAGGCTTCGAGACGATGAAGCACGGCGTCTTTTCGAGCTGTAGTTTCATCGGTTCGGGAGGATGTAGATGATGCCGCGACGCGCGCCGGTAGAGCGGCTGGGGTGGTTGTAGTAGAAGCTGTAGCCGTACTTCTGCGTCAACGTCTTGGCGCGGTAAATTGCGTCCAGCTTGTCCTTGATGTAGCCGAGACAGATGTCGTGGCCGTTGTAGCTGTCGTAGCCAAGCTGTCCGGTCGGTTCCTTGAAGTCGTGGATGGCGATAACTGGATGCAGGTCGTAGCGATTAATTGCCTCAAGCTCTTCGAGCAGCGGCAGGTAGTCGTTCCAGTGAGCGTCGAGAAAGAAGATCGTGTCGTGTCCAATTCCGTGATGCGGAATGAACCAGTTCATGCAGGCATCACTGCTGCCCTCGAACATCTCGACGTAGACATTCTCGCGCTTGAACTTCTCCTTAGCCTTCTCAACCAGATCATGGTTCAGCTCGCACGAAACAGTCTTGAGGAAGTTCTTGGCCAACCAAACGGTGGTGTCCGCTTCGTGAGTGCCGGTTTCGACAGCGGTCGTCAGCTCGAAGCGTTCTTTGAGGTAAAGAAACTCCTGCTCGATGAACGTGTCTCCATTGAAAGGTGAACCCATAATTTTAGTCGGCCAAAGGACAGTCTTCTTGATCGGCAACTCGCGGAAAAATTGTGAAGCATTTCAGATGCTGGCGGCTCTTGAAGTACATCTGCAAATCGATTGGAGCGAAGACCTCTTCGTTCGTCTCGATGAGAGTCTTGAGAGCCTTCTTGCGGACGATGTAGCAGTGAGTGCAAAGTGGCATTCCTTCGAAAAGGTTTGAATCCAGCTCGCGTGAGAGCTTTCCATGCGCGCAACAGGAGCCGGGATAGAGAATGTCCCAATCCTCAGGCAGCTTTGTCAGCGCACGTTCGATTGTTTCGCGCCAATGCGGACGGAATAGGATGTCGTCCTCTAGAACCATCACCATGTCCGGCGTGGAAGGATCGAAATCCAGCGCGTTCCACAGCATCCAATGGGACATGCTGCATCCAACGTGCTTGGAGCAGATGAGGTAGCCTGAGCCGGGGGCATCTATCTCGTACGGAATGCTCGCTTTCAGGCCAGACTTCGCGCCGTTCAGGCCATAGAAAATGCGGTAGTCCGTGACTCCAGCGGAATCAAGGTTTCTTTGTAGGCGCGGGATGCGAGAACTGCCTCGCATCGTGATAACGACCGTTTGCACGGGGTTATTTCAGTTTTCGATAGATAGCAAAAACGCTCTCGCTCAGATCAAATCGCGAAACAAATTCGCAGCGTTTCAGGACGAACTTGAGAGCAGTCTGGGTCGATTCCCAGTTCACATCGTCCATGACCAGATATCCGCCAACCTTGAGCTTTGGAAGCCAGTTGACGACATCGCTCGTAGACGGCCATTCGGCGTGATTGGCGTCGATGTGAACCATGTCCATGTCGGGCAGAAATCGCGACGCATCCCATGAGGACATGCGGCAGAACTGAATCTGCTTTACGACCTGCGCGCGAACGCAATGACCAACGAAAGATTCGTAATGCTTGTCCAGATCGAGTGTCGCCCACCACTCCTGATTGGCATTCGTCTCGTCGTCGATGCAGTCCTCTTTTTTCCAAGAATCGATAGCGTAGACGGTTCCGCTTCCGTTCAGCTTGCAGGCTTGGGCGAGTGCGAGCGTGGACTTGCCTTCGAAAACACCAACTTCAGCGATGCGCTGCGGTTTCGTTTCGAGAACAAGTTTGGCGATTTCCAAACCTTTTTTCGGATCGCACCAACCGCCCATCTTCGGGAAGTTGTCGGCGATGAATTGAACGATGTTTTCTTCGTTTCCCATAATTCTTATCCCTGACGCGCCAAGTTGGACTCGGCAGTTGCATTCGCTCGCTGAATATCAGCGGTTGTCTTGGCATTCCGGCGTGACAGATCAGCCATCGCCTTCGTGTTCTGACGCTGAATGTTGGCCATAGTCTCGGCATTCTGGCGAGCGATTTTCGCCTGAACCTCCGCATTCATCACTGCAGTCTTCGGATCGACACCCTGCTGGATAGCCATCGCTTGCTGCTGCTGCGCCATCGCCTGCTGCTGTTCGGCCAATAGCTGACCAAGCTGCTCAACAGTCTGAACAAGCATCTGGAGCTGCTGAGCGTAAGCATCAACTTGAGGACGACGAGTAGGATCGGTGGAGAGACGAGCCAGATGATCCTGAACGTGCTGACCGATACCTTGCAGGAAGAGCATAATCTCCTGCGGATTACCGCCCTGCTGGATCGAGGAAGCAGCTTCGTTCGCCGCCGCAAGATGCGTGTCGATGTGAACGATTTGATTCTGCGTGTCCGTGACGATTGCCATGTTGCCCTGGCGCAGCGACGAATGCTCCAGAACAGCCAGCGCGGTCTGATCCTGAATTCGCGAAGACTGGATCTGAGTCGGCAGATACCGATCAACCATTTGTTGGCCAACCTGAGCGGCGATGTAGTCGCGCAAGAGGCTGACTTTGCCACCCTCTGGCAGAGAACCAAGAAGTCCGAGCAGAGAACCAAGGAGCTGCTGCTTCGCGAACTGAGAACCTTGGCCGACCGTGCGAGTCGCTTCCACGAAGTCGATGTCCAGCATGGCTTGAACCGGAACGCCGCGTTCGGCGCAACGACGCTGGAACTCAATCGCGTCCTTATCCGACTTCGTAATCGGGTTCAGGTTGGGATTGGAGGCTCGGTTGTACCGCTCTTCGAAGAAGGAATCGAGCTGGTTGTAATACCGGCTGAGCTGCGTCTTACCGATTGCTGACTGCTGTGCCACGATGGCCTGGATTTCAGTCGCAGTTCGTGGGTTGCCAGCCGGTTTGTTGAGCGATTGGCGATACTGAGAGAGATTGCCTTGAAGAACATTCTCAAGGTCCGCGTTGACCGCCATAGGAGCGTCCAGAACGCCAGCAATGTTCTGCTGAATGACTTCGTAGTCTGGCGGGAGAATGGCATACGGTCCTTGCTGAACGACGCTCGTCTTGCTGAGAGCGTTCGGGTTAAGGGGGCGGAAGAGAATCTGGGTGCGAGCGAATGCGCTGTCCACCATCGAGCAGCGGAGCCTGTTCTTCAGCTCCATCGCCTGAAGCATCTTGATGCCAAGACCCTTCACACCGTGATGCTCGCCATCACCACGGTCGTAATACATCGGATGAATGATCTGCTCCCACCGCTTGTAACGGCGCAGCTTCCGGTACATGAAGTTCTCGCTGTCCCGCTCATCGATGATGGCATGGCTGATCTGACCATCGAACTCCTTGTAGAAGATGTGGGACATCAGCACGACCTCTGACCGTGCAGAGAACGTGATGTCGTTCGAGCGAAGCTGGCGTTGGAAGAACTCCCAATCGTACTGAACGCCGGAACGGTACGGCTCAGGCATCGCAGCGCGGATACGCTGGCGAACGTAATCTACGTTCCAGCCGGCAGCAGTCGCCGCCTGCTCGTCTTGGATCTTCTCGAACAAGTCATCGACGCCCATGCGAGTGCGGACGCAGGCTACCTTCCAATCGCTGACATTGGACTTTGTGCCATCGGGGACGAGAAGATCCGTCGCCATGATGGCCTTGCACCGCCAGTTGGAGCCGTCTTCAAAGATCAGCGGACCATCGCCAATGAGGACCATCTCACGCTGCGAGAGCTGCATAATGTAGTCGAAGTCCTTGTCCAGCTTCTGGAGACGGTCGAACTCCTCGGTGATAATCTTCGACCACTCCTCCCGCTTATCCATGTCGTTGCCGTAAGCGGTGCGAATGTTGGCGTAGGTAGGAACCTCAGCGAACACATCGTAGAAGGCTGACATGGCCAACGTGAGGAACGCTTCCGACTCGCGGAAGTTGACGTTGGTACGGAACGCTTGGTTGTTACGACGAAGCTCTGCCGGATTGTACGGAGGATTGCCGTCAACAAGACCACGGAGCTTTGCGCGGGTGCTGTTCCGCAGCTCGTCGGCCATGATGAGCTTTTGGAATATCTCGCGAGCCGATGCCGCGTCGGCAATACGAGTTTCGGGAGCTTTACCCTCCTCGTTAATGGTTTCGAGCGGCAGTTGGGCTAGGTTTCCGTACATGGTCGTTTTTTCCAGCAGTGAGCTGGCAAGTTTGCGTTCTCTGTAGCGTCCGTAAATTTATGGAGCGTTTCAATGGGAAACCACACCATGCTTCTGATGAAGCAACCACAAAATTCACAGCTTTGAAGCTGGTCGTCTAGTGGCGTTGTCCCGTGTTGAGAAAGTGTCCTGACAGCCTCCTTGAGGACGCGAGCGTTGCATCCGGTGCATCCGAGTGGTTTCCGATTGAACTGACATCCGGCGCAAATGCTCGCTCTTCGAATCGCTTCCTCCTGATCCACTTTGCCACCGCCAACGGTCAGCCCATGAATCAGGCTCATGCTGAAACGGATAACGTCTCCGATCTGAAGAGATTTCAAACCTTTTGGCCTGGGAATCTCAACTTCGTCGTAAGAGCAGTCGGCACCGTTACGACACTGATACTCGGTGATTAAGATGTCGAGGTTGGTGGGAACCTTGACTGCGTTGGCCGCGTAATGGTTGCGGACGAACTCGCGGAGCTGCGGCAATGAACCGGCGGGTATCTCGATGCCGGTTTCAGGAACGCGGTAGTTCCATCCGCCGGGAATGACATTGTGTTCATTGAGGATCTTGTAGCCGCTCATACGTCCCCGTCGTAGTAAATGGAGTCTGCGTCCCTCACCAGCTTTTCCCATACCTTGTCAGCTTTTGTTGCTCGCGGTTCAAATGAGGCGGTTTTACGCACCAGATCAAGCAAGACAACAGCAGCATCGGCCAAGTCAGGCGATTTGCCGGTCCTTTGCTTCATCACGGTCTTCGATTCGACGGATATCTTTCGCTTCCCATCGTCGAACATTCGCGCACAGAACTCTTGCAACGTCTCAATGTCCATGCCGCCGACTCGCTCCTCGACGACCCATTTACGCATCGAGAACCAGAGTTCCGTCACCTTGCGGTCGTATGCCTCATTGCATGGCCTACTATCCTCGTCGCTAACCGGAATGGTCGATGGAGAGCCGCCGAACTCGACGCGATGAACCACACCCCATTCTCTGGTCAGAATGTCCGCCAGACCGCCACCCTCACCGCTTGAATCGAGAGCGAACTTGTCAGGTGGAACGCCTCGCTTGTTGCATTCCTCTTTAACTCGATTGGCTATCTGGTAATGGACCGGCTCGGTGAGCTGCGCGTTGGGTGATATCTGGATGATATCCTGAAAGAGTATGCTCAGCTTATCGTTAGCGGTGCCGACTTTGGCAAAGCGAAGGATACATCTATCACCTCCGAAGCCGGGGTCGAGAGCCGCGACAATCTGGACATTGGTCGTAAACGTGAGCTTCTTGTTCGGCGAATGCGTGTCGATGAGCGACTCGGACAGCACGGTCTTAACCATACCGTCAGGACTCCAGAATCCGCGTGTGTACTTCCAGAACGTAGGACTCTGTTCGCCCTCATGGCGCATTGCCGACAAGACCTGATCTTGGGTGATGAGGTATGGGTATTTCGTTCGCCCCTCGGTGATGTTCGGCGACTTCATGCCGTCGAAGCGTCGGCACATGCCGCGTTCCGTCAGCCAATGCTGATCTTCAATCGTGACGCTGCGCCACCCTTTTGCCGGTGTGCAGAATCTGCCGTGCGGATCAAATTTTGATGCCGGATTCCCGATGACGAGCATCTTAAACTCGCGGCAACCCTTGGAGAGGTTCGTGCAAGCCTCGAACGCTGCTTCAGGCGTATCCGTCGCTTCGTCGATGATGACCATCACCCGTTCTGCGTGAATACCCTGAATGTTGGCCACTGCCTTCGAGGTGTTGCCTTCTGCGACTGCGATAGCTGAAATGGAATGCCGGTCGTCACCTTTAACAGCCTGTAACGCCATCTTCGAATCGACCATGTTACCAGGGAATCCGCGCGATTTCCGAACAAGATCCTGAAGATTGGCCCACATACGCTTTCGGATCATCTTCGCGGTCGTCGATGTCAGAACGACTGTTGACTTGGAAGGATTGGCCAACCACCAGACTGTCGCGAAAAGCGTTGCTCCGAAGGTCTTTCCGCTCGCTCCGCATCCCGCCCATCCAACGTAGTCATGCTCGCAGAGGCTTTCGACTTGCGCTTCCAACCACGGGTTCCAACTCATCTTCGGCCAGAGCATTTTCGTCGCATTCTGAAAATGTTCGAAAGTGCCTAGTCCACCCTCGTTTGGTTGGAGTCGATTTCGGAAAGCGTACAGCTCTAGTTCAAGATCAGGAATCTTGACGGGCGAGCGTATTCCGTACTTGTGGTCGATCAATGGATTCTCAGACACTTGCTCTGCCATAGTTTGGCCTTGCATTAGTTGTCGTTGGACTTGAGGTTCTGCGAAAGGAAAATTATGCCGTCGCAACTTGTTTCTTCATCCGGCTGTTGCCAGCCTTGCGACTCCGAGCCGGTA